GCTGCTGTGTATCCGGTCAAATTTATGGGTGCGCCAGCAGAGTCTTTGTATTGGACATCAAGAAAAAAATCTGCGCCTTGATCTATACTGAAAGAATATACATCAGCCATTTTCTCTCCTTTGCGCCGCTTTGAGCGACTCTACAAAAGGATATTCTCCAGCATAAGCTGCATATTTTGGCCTAGCAAAACCAACGATTTCTTTGCCCAAAAACCTTTGCTTTGTCATAACCATTCCGCCGTTGCGCTGGTCGCCATTGCCAGAAGTGTTGCCTTCGACGCATAAAACACTGACTTTGCCTACTTTGACGACAATTCCAATATGGCTTATTCGATCGACGCCGTCATGTGGAAAGTCCATGAAACAAAGATCGCCAAGTGCAGGCATTGTGTGCCAACGGCCTTGGTCTTTCATTTTCTGTGCGCCAGCAGCTGTGCTGACCATGTTTGGAATTTTGACGCCAGCTTGATTTGCGCACCAATTAACAAAAGAACCGCACCAAGGCAAGCCATTTGCACCGGTGTACTCGCCGTACTTTGTCAGGTTATCGCCTTGTTCGATTGTGCCAACTTCTGCAAGTGCAGCTGCAATTAGAGCTGCGGCTGTGCCTTGCGGATAAGTCATGACAGCAGCAGAGTCGCTTCGTCGGCTGTTATGCCAAGTTTGGTGAGCAACGCTGCCTTTTCAGCAGCTTTTGCTTCGTCCGCGTTTTTCTTTGCAATATAAGCTGCCTGCTCTGCTTCGTATTGTTTAAATTCAGCCGCGTTCATAGGTCGCTCGGTTTCCTCGCCTGTTTCAGCATTTACAAATTTGAGCATTGGATTAGTCATTAGTTTTCTCCATAAATTTCTACTGTTCCTGCTGTCCAAGTGCCAGCAAGTGCTTTAATACCGATTGAAGTAATTGCCGCAGTAGTACCTATATAACCACAAACTGAGTTTGTGACGGCAGTTTGTCCAGTATTTGTAATTTGAGTTGAAATCATGTCAATTACTTTTTTGGTTGTTGTGTTGGTGTAATCAGTAATTTCAATTTTGGCAAAATTATCATTTTGAGATGTTTGTATTTGATAACCAGCAAAGAAACCGCCTGCGGTTGCATTGTCTGCGTATAATCCAGTTGTTGTTGCTGCACCACGATTAACAAGATTTTGATAATTTGCAGCAGTTGTATCTGAATTTAATAAAATAACGCCTTCACCAACTGATGACGGATAGAAATCTTTTACATAAATAACCAAATTTTTGTAAGCTCCGCTTATGCTTGAAATTGTTGTCGTTGAACCTGAAAGTGAAGTTGTAGAAAGTAAAGTTAAACTGCCGCTTGCCGCTGTTGCCCATTTTAATCCTGTTGCAGTTGATGAGTCAGCCGTCAAAACTGTGTCATTTGCACCAACGGCTAGACGGCTAACAGTATCGGCAGCAGTGGCAGCAATTATGTCGCCCTTTGCGTCAACGATAGTTTTGGCGATTGCAGCATTTGCATTTGTCAGCATTTGAGTATCTACAGCTTGACCAAAGACGTCAAAGTCTGCCGGTAAGTCTGTGACCAAATCTGTTGAAGTCGGCATAACAAAGCCGTAATTGGTGGTTGGATTAGCCATTTATTTCCCTTTCAATCATGCAACGATTGTTGCATATTCCCATTCCAAAGTTGGCGACACGCTTGCCCAAGTCTCAGCGATTGGCACGTCGCCCCATTGCATAGCTTGCAAAGAATAGGCCAGTGGAGACATGATTAAAGTGACGGCCAATTCGTTGTAACTGGCGCGGAATGTAAAGCCTTCGACAAAGCCTTGAAACCTGCCCCCAGCCATGTTCGTTGGCAGATTGTTAATTGCTACTGGTTGACCCATAAAGACGCCTAAGAGGCTGTCTCGATCGCCATTGTCTAGCTCTGGATTTGTCAGCGCGTAGGTTATCTGGTCAAAAATAGGAATTGGAATAGCTCGCAGGGCAAGATAAAAGGCCGCCTGATCCTCTGCGTCGGCTGTGTGCTTAATTGTCGTCGTGATGATTTGTGACAGATTGCCATAAGTTGCGATTGAGGTTGGATCTGTATCGCTGACCTCATTACTGCTGTTTGTATTGTATTTAATCGTTATGTCATTGCGAACGTCGCCAGCTCTGGTCTTGATTGTTATGCCTCGACCCAAGGCATGATTGGCTGTCAGATCGGTGTATCCATTGGCAGCAAGATAAGTTGTCCGGTGAGTTGAGTCTGCGTACCCAATCAAGCCATTTGCGTCCTCGTAAATGTAGCCAAGTCCAGACGTAGCCAAAGCAGCAACAAGATCGTAAATGACGGTGCGAGATGATGAACGCTGTGCAAGCTCGTAATTGCCCGGCGTATCTATCTCGCCCAAGCCCACGTTGCCAGCTGTAGCCCAAGTCGTGGTCGGATCGTAACTTGCCCAAGTTTCGGCTGCTGGTACTTCATTCCATTGAGCCAATAATAATTCTGACAAAATTGTCTGTATTTGATTGCCGTCAAAATCCTGAGTCAAGACTCCGTCTGTAAGCGCCTTTTGAAGCCTTGCCAGAGCGCCCAGCGCCGTAATTGTCACCTCTTGGGTGTACGCGGTTGAGCCAACCTCTGACACGCTGACAGCAATATCCACAATCGAGCCGCCAAATATAGGTTGATAAACGGCAGAAGTATCCTGAACCTCAACCGACAAGCTGTCATTTATTTGATAGTTGATAGCAACTTGATCAAAAACAATTAGCGTAATCGAGCAATAACCAGCCTGAGCTTGTTCATAGATATTTGTGCGCCCTGAGGTGATGTTTAAGCTGGCCAAAACTGAGTCAGTTACATCTACGCCAGCAATCTTGACTCGCCATACTGGCGCCCACTGTGTCAACCGCTTGCACCTAGCAGCGCACCTGCGCCGCCTGTACCGCGAAAGAATGAGTCATTAAGAACGTTGACGATTGTTCGAGCTGTGCCTTCTGGGTCGATCGCGCCATTTACTGTGACGTTTATGCCGCTGTTATTGCCGCTAGTAGCTGCCTCAGCTCGTCGAATAGCAGCCGATTGTGTGAGTCCGGTGCTGTAAGGCGTTGCCATTGCCGCACCTGCGACAGCTGCTGCAACTCCACCGCCGCTTGTCGTTGTAGAACCTGATCCACCAGATACCGTTGGCACGCTGATTGTTGGCACTTTTGTTGTTGAAGTAACGCTAGGCACTGAAACTGTTGGAACGCTAATAGTCGGTGCTGTAATTTTTGAAACGTTAGGCAAGAATGGCACTGAGTTGTAAAGGCCAATCAGAGCATTTATACCGGCAACAGCGCCAGATATTAGATTGTTGAGTCCGCCTACAACTATGCCGACAACATTTATTACACCGCCAGCAATTTCGCCCACAATTTTAAACGCTCCGCCCAAAACGTTGACCAATACAGGCACAACATATTTTTGAATAAAGTTGATGAATGTTGTGAATTCCTCTTTGTTGTCTTTGATTGCGTCTGTAATTGGTTTAAAGAAATCTGCAAATTTGCTTAAGGCTGGCACAACTTTATTGACAACAAACTCAACAAGGTTTTGAATTATTGGCAACAAGCGAGCGCCGATTGACTCTTTTGCCTCGTCAAATGTAACTTTAAGGATTTCAAGTCGCCCAGCAAATGTCTTTGAGTTTTCCGCTGCTGCTCCGCCAAATAAATCTGACAGCTTGCCCTGGACTTCTGTGAATGACATAGCCTTTAATTCGGCTGCTGATAGTCCAATGCCTAGTTTGCCAAGAGCTGCTGTATTGCCGTCATAGGCTTTGCCAAGACTATTTGCCACGCTGTCAAGACCTTTGCCGGTGGCTTGGCTAATATCAAGTGCAAGGCTTAAAAGATCCTGTGCCTTTGTAACGTCGCCTGTTGATAAAGCAAGCCGAGATAAGGCTGGACGTAACTTATCGTCTGCAACGCCTGTGGCCAATGATGTTTTAAGGATCTGCTTTTCAACAGAGGCGATCATGTCATTTGTTGCACCTGTTGCATTTTTCAAAGATGTAGCAAGTCTGATTTGTGCAGCTTCGTCCTCGATCGCGGCCTTTACGCCGTCAACCGCAAGCTTTACCGCGTAAGCGCCAGCAGCTGCGCCAGCTGCGGCAAAAGCCAATCCAGCCTTTTTGCTAAACTCTCCAAGCTTGCTGCTTGAACTTTCTACGTCATTGTTGGCACTGTTTAAGGATTTTTTGAGCTGGTCAACGTCAGCAAGTATTGACAGCTTAAGCGTTCTACTTTGCGCAACCATTTAAAACTCCTTGAGGATCTTGTCAAAAGCATTTTCCCACTTGGCAATGATTTCGGGCTGAATGGCGCGCAATGTCGGATAAATAAACCAGCCGTTAGATCCTCGACCTTTTGGCCCTGAACCTGACCAAATTGGAAATTGCTTGAACTTGTTAGAGCCAAATTCATTGCCGCCCCAAAGTTCTTTTGTTGTACCGCCGCCAGAGAACTTTTGACCGGCAAAGCCGAAAGATAGCTCACCAACCTTCGACGACTTCGAGACTTTTGAGCCGCGAGCAATTCTTTCTGCTGCGCGGCCTCGACCAGTAGCTGTGCCGATAATTTTGTCTTGAGCGAACTCTGCCAAAGAACCAGACACAGCTTTGGCCTGAGTCGTGGCTTCCTTGTCCATAGCTTTGAAAGCGCCTAGAACGCGGCGTAGATCCGCCTTGTCATAAGCAATCTCAACGCTGTCGCTCATTTTGCTGCTTCTCCAATATCTCCAGTGCTGTGTAAATCTGCTCCGC